CTTGCTTGCAACGCCAGCGCCAGAACCAACCAGCGTCCAGCCCGTGCCGACCGTGATGGTCGGAACGCCTGTGCTGGTTGCGATCAGCGAGATGTCAAACGACGAACCGACGCGGGCGCTGCTGAAAGCAGCATCCGTAGCGGCAGCCGTTGGCAAAGCCAGATCGGCAGTGCTGCTTGACGTGTAAACAACCAAGCCACCGGCCAGATCGTTTGTCGTCAGGGTTACACCGGCAGTGTACGCGGTCGGAATAGCCGAAGGCGCAAACAGGATTTCATTAGCGTTGCCATCGCCGATTTGATAGCCGCCAGCACCATTAGGAAGAGCCATGATAATTCTCCAAATTAAAGTGGCCCCCGACGAATGCCGGGGGCCGGTATTAGATTAACCCCAGAGACGGCAAGCCATCTGCGGACGGATCGTGCTGTAGCCGTACAGAACGTCAATACGGCAAGGCATACGGTCGTTGTTGATGTCGTACTGACGAACAACGCGCAAGCTGATGCCGTTGTGCACCTGACGCGAAGCCATATCCACGCCCTGCGGCATGAGAAGGTCGGCGGTTGCGAAGGTGATGGCGTCCTTGTGGTAGATGAGGTTCTGAGCGTACTGACCGCCAGAAGCACCGACAAACACGACAGCTTTGCTGTTGCCCGGCAGAGCGTTAACGGTGGCAAGCGCATGGCTGGCCGAGTAGATCGGAGCAACCGTGACGTTACCAGCGCCAGAGCCGTTCAGGGTAACCGTGGCGAGAGCCACGAACTGGAACAGCGAACCGGTGCTTTCACGGGTCTGCGGGTTGACTGCATAGCAGTCAGCAACCGTGAACACGTCGCCAGCCTTGACGGTGTCGTTCGCGCCAGCGCCAGTGATGGCGATGGTCGTGGCACCTTCAGACGTGACAGCCGCCGAGGTCGAACCGCCGGTTGCATCGCGTGTACCGCAAGTGAACTGCTTGATCGACTGAGACATATTGATTTCGTCGAAACCAAGTACGCCCGTGCCCATCATGCCGTTCTTGAACTGCTTGCTGATGGTGTCTGTCGGATTGAACAGACCCTTCATGCCTTCGACTAGACCAGCGTTAGCGGCTGGGTTGACCGTTGCGTAGCGCGGCGACATGACAGCGGCATTTTCGTTCAGCTTCTGCTGGGCAGCAAGCAGAACAGCCGACGTGCCCGGCGTCGTGCCCGGCGTGCCGACAGAGTTACCGATGGTGGCAAAAGCGTTAGCAACGTCAGCGTCGATGCTGGACGCAAGCTGCGAAATACGCGGCTTGAGAACGCGCTCAGCGAAGTCGTCCAACTGCATCGTCAGTTCAGCGGACGTGAAGTTCACGCCGATGTGCTTCTGGTTGGCAACGGTCAGCGTTGTGAACTGTTCGTTGTCATCCTGCACCTGAAGGGCAGCGCCGTCGGTGACGAGGGCACGGTCAGGCAGACGGATGCGGAGGGTGGAGCCGATCTTGGCACCTTCGACGGCAAAGCTGTCGTCGTGCTGGCGGTTGACGTTGCGCGTGAGCACGAGGTTGTTCTCCAGAATTTCCAGAGCCTTCCGCGTGATCATGTCAATAGTAAGAATTGAGTTAGACATGGTTAAAATCCCAAATTAGCGGTTACGTTGTGCCTCGTACTTCTTGATCTGTCGTAGCCTTTCCGCTTCGATCCATTCCGACGTGCTCATCGACTTAGTCGAACGAGGGTCGGTAGTATCATACGACGGCGTGCCATTGGCACGGGGCGTGACAGGTGCAATCGGTGCCGGGGCGGTTGAAGTCTTTCTAACCGGCGGATTTGAGGACAATGAAGCCTCAATCTTTCCGATTTCTTTTCCTTGCAAGATTGGATGCAGTCGGGAAATGCGTTCCGCTTCTTTGGGGTTGGAACCGAGCCAATAAAGGAGGTCGGGGCCAACATCAGAGGATTGGATGCCTTGCGCCATGTATTCCGTGACGGGAAGGTTGGGGTTGTACGCGACTTGGTCGAAGTCATCGTATTTATCCCGCGCTGTCTCTTCACGTTCATGGTACTGCTCGACCAAAGCCTGCTGATACTGACGGGTTTCCCGCTGTTTCAGCAATTCTTCCGCTTTACGCTCTGCCAAGGCTTCGGCGTAATCTTCGTAAGTATCAAACTGCTCTGGGACGATGTCTGCAACGGGCTGTGCCTGTTTACGAGACTGCATCTCTTCGAGCCGTTGGGCCTGTTCGCGCTCCCATTTGCGCTGCTCTCTTGCGAGACGCTTGCCAACAATCGCATCAAGTTCTTCTTGTGTGAAGGACTTGGATGCCTCCTGTTCGACAGGCTGCTCTTCCGGCGTCGTGTTTTCTTCAGGCTGGATTGCTGCCGTGGCTTCCAGTTCTGGCGCGGGCACTTCCGCTTGATTGGGGACTGTGTCGTCCATGTTTAACTCCTCAGAGTTCCCGGTGAGCCTCGCCGGTACGGTTAACGGTCAAATTACATTAAAAAATGTAGTATGACAATAATTCTTATGCCCACACCCGATGCGGCGTCGCAGGGGGCGTAATGCCGCCCAATGTTGCGATCTGCTTTTCGGATGGTTCAAACGTCAAACGCAAGTTTGCATGGTAGCCTGTGACGCCTTCGATCTCACCAATTTCGTCCAGAAACACGCCTTCAGCAAGAAGGTCGTCAGCCATCATGTTGGCAGCGACGAGTTTTTTGACCAAGGCGGCGCGTGTGGTCGTTTTCAGATAGATGTCGATCATGATGTGAGTGCCTGTAGCGTGCTGTTGGGTAGGCGCGTGCGGTAGTAGCTGATGGAACGGATGTGGCCGCCAAGAACGCCGGTGCTGCTTGGGCCAGTGCCAAGCGAAAATTGCGTTATAGCAGGTATCGTGCCAGCGGTGTCTGTGGCGACGGCCCCAGTGGTTACGCTGGCAAAGTTATTAGCACTCCATGCAGACGCAAACGTAAACGCTGTGCCGTCATAAGGAATAAGGGGGGTCGGCGTAAGATTTGCTTGGGTGACACCTCCATTAACCACCTGAAGTGTAGAGGTGTTTCCGGTGCGGATGTCGTTGCCTGCCGTGCCATCGTTAAACGAAAAAACCCTCGTTGCAGGCGACGAAGTTGATGGTCGCGTGCTATCTGCGCTGGCGACAATCGTCCCCTCGCTCTGGTTATACCAGCTTGAGAAGTTCGTGCCTGCCATCGTCGCAACATCAGCCGAGCGCGTGACTGTAGCCGCCACTGTCGGGATGTAGCTGGTGGCAAATGCGCCTGCTTCGACCTGTATGCCGTATGCAAACACGCCCAGACCAGTGGCCGCAGGCGTAAATAGCCCGTCAAAAGTCGTTACTGAGGCGGGCTTAGGAGATACAGAAAACACATAGTTTCCGCCATCTGCATCTGACGTAGCTGTGACGGTGCAGCGATAGTAGCCGTTTCCAGCGTTGGTTATTGTGGCCGTTGATCCAGCACTGGTGGCTACAACGGCTCCGGCGCTCAAATCAAACAGAGCGCCATAAGTGGTGTTAGCAAATGCTGTGTTACCAAAATTAATTTGAGCGCGGGTGTATTCGCTTGCCTTTAAGTAGACCGAGCCACAATAAAGCGTATTCACAGCGCCAGTGAAAGTCTTAAACCATATGTGGCCGCTATTCAGCGTATCACCTGTAGCGAGTTTTGTGGCGTTTGTCGTGCCGTCTGGGCTAACAGCCGCATTTGCTGTAGCGGTGACTGAACTGGCAGGACTGGCCTGCCATCCTGTTGTGCCATCCGCCGGGAACACCAAGTTCGTCCGCTGTTCCTCAATGAGAAGCCCCTTTGATGCAAGCGTCACAGGATCATAGTCAAAGCGCGGTGCGTTAATGGCTGCTGATTGGATCAGGCCATTGCTTCCAGTAAATCTTCCCGTTGACGCACGGGTAAACGTGATACGGCTGTCAAGCGCAGTCGTTCCGACAAAGTTCAAAAACAATGCAGGCCGTCCGCCCACTCCTAAAGTTGAAAGAGCAGTTGATGGTGTTAGGCCAAGGCCAAGACCATTGCGGACGGGGATGCCAAAACTCATCGGATGTTGATCGGCTTTGCGTAGAGCGTGCCACCGGCACTGATCTGAATGGCGCTAACACGCCACGGAGCACCTGTGCCACCGCCGCCGCCGGGCTGCGGGACATAGATCGGAACAGGCGTACCAGCGGGCAGCGGAATGTCCGCCGAGGTAGCTGTTGCGCTTTCGCCGACGCGCACATAGGCGTCTGTTGTGCACCATACCAGCACGCCTTGCGGGCCAGCAGGCCAGCCCGTCACAGAGCCAGCGGTTCCGGTGTAAGAGACGCTTTGTGTGGCAAAACCAGCGTCATTGCAGGGGCGGAGCAGTTCCATGTTCGATCCTTATGCCAAAAATTTCAATTTATACAGCGTCGAATAATACTGCCCCATAATCTCGTCGATTATGTTTTGCAGCGGTGTGCATTCCTTATCGACGACATCATAGCGCACTTTTTCAATTTCGTCAGCCTGATCCTGCAAAAATTCGACGACATTGCTGGTTTTCTTGGCGGACATGAGCGCAATCGGGCCGATAAGGCCGTATTTGCCTTGGTAGGCTTCGGCAAATTTGTCAGCCAGATCGACGATAGCGTCATAAAATTCGTTGAGCGCAACGTGCTTGGCGTAGCTGCGCGTGTTCAGATGCACCGAATGCGTGACATCCCGCGCTAAAAAGAACATACCTACAAATTCAGCGCATTTCATCACATCATTCCTTCGGGTGCTTCAGGGGCCATTTCAGGCTGTTCAGGGGCCATTTGAGGGGCTTCCATGTCAGGCATCTCAGGCATCTCGCGCATCTCAGGTGCGCCGCCGATCAGATCGCCTGTGTCAAGTGCAGCCGCGATGGTGCCCATAACGATGTCCTGAATTTGCTCTGGCGTCATGCTGTTCTGAACAGCCGTGATGCGCTTGGTTTCAGCGTCATAGGCTTTGACCTGCGCTTCAAACTGGTCGATCACCAGCTTCTGCTGCTCGGCGCTATCTTGGATGTTCTCCATGATGTCGGTGACGCGGTTCAGTTCTTGCGTCATCGCTTCAATCTGCTGCTGTGCCTGCATCAGTTCAGGCGACTGATCGCCTTCTGACAGCACCTTGGGATCAAGGATTTTCTTGAACCGATCAGCCATTTCCTGCGCGCCGGGCCAATCCATGTTCTTGATGAACAGATCGCCTGCAACCGTCCAAAGCTGCGGGTTGGATTGCAAAATCTGGCTCATGGCGTCGAGGGCTTCCTGACGTTTGGTCATGTAGCCCGGCCCTGTTGTAACCATCACGTCGTATGTGCCGACGTTGGGGTTGTAAACTTTTTCGATCAGGGCGCCCATTTGGTCGCGGATTTCCTTGACCGGCTCTTGCTGGCTGGGGTTAAACTTGACCATTTCGACTTCGCCATCAACGCCGATGATGCGGGCGATGCGCTGCGTGTCGTAAATCTTCGGGATCAGATCGACGATCTGGCGCGTGATGTGACGGATCGCGCGGGCCAAATTGTCAACGTAATGGTACGTTCCGACATCACCCTGCTTTTCACGGGCGATAATGGCCTTTGCAGACCGCTCGTTGCCCTGCTGGCCCAGCGAGGCGTCATACTGGCCTGTGGTGCCCTTGATGTCGTCAGCGGCGCCCATTTTGGCTTGGATAAGCCCTGTCTGTGGTAACGGAGGCGGGGCACGTTGCGGAAGGGGAAGCACACTACCCGCGCCGTCCGTTACGTCAGGGTTAACTTCCAGATACGGCCAATTGGTCGTGTTGGCGGTCTTCCACTGATTTTCGTAACCTTCGAACTGCCCGCCATAGCCGATAAACGGCGCCTTGGGGGCCAGAGCCAGCATTTCAGCCTCTTGGCTCGTCCAATAGTTGTACATCCGCTGCGCGTCTTTGGCGTTGCGGACAAGGCCGGAGATGTAAATCTGGCCGTCAACTTCCCATTCGTTACCGATGACGCGGACGACGGGTATCCATTTGCCCGGCCATTCGCGCTCGTCGAGCACGTCAAAGCCGTTGGTCTTCATCCACATGACCTTCTTGCGGTCTACCTCGCGGGTGCGGATGGGCTTGCCAAATATAGCCTGTAGCTGCTTGTCCTGCGGCGAGTTAGCAAACGCAGTCTGGTTGTCAGGGTACAGGTGCAGCGTTTCACGTTTGTGCGTGTAATAGAAATATTCCGCGATGCGGATCGTGTCTTCAGTCAGCCATGACGAGATGCCTTGGTCGCCAACGCCTTGCGCGTACAGCGTTGAGATCGGCGTTGCGTCAGGGAACATCCGCTCATATTCTTCTTTGAGGATGTCTTCAGAGATGAAGCACCACTCAGCGTCAGCACCGCATGGGTCTTGGATCGTCGGGTCCATGTAC